CCTACAGGAGACGAACCCATGGCGATCAATCTCACTTCCACCAAAGACAGCGCCGCGCTGAACGGCCTGAAGTTCCTGGTGCACGGCCCGGCCGGCGCAGGCAAGACGATGCTCTGCGCCACTACCGGCGAGCCCACCGTCATCATCAGCGCCGAGTCCGGCCTGCTGTCGCTGCGCGACTTTGACATCCCGGTCATCGAGGTCAAGACCCTCGATGCGCTGTACGAGGCCTACGACTTCGTGGTGAACAACCCCGAAGGCCAAGCCTTCAAATGGATCTGCCTGGACTCCATCAGCGAGATCGCTGAGGTGGTGCTCAACCATGAGAAGAAGGCCGCAAAGGATCCACGCCAGGCCTACGGCGCGCTGGCCGAGAAGATGACCGACCTGATCCGTGCGTTCCGCGATCTGCCTGGGCGCAACGTGTACTTCTCATGCAAGCAGGAGCGCGCCAAGGACGAGCAGTCGGGCGCGATGCTGTACTACCCGGCCATGCCCGGCAACATGCTGAAGCAGGGCGTGGGCTACTTCTTCGATTTCGTCTTCGCGCTGCGCGTGGAGGCGGACGCCGAGGGCAAGCCGACCCGCTGGCTGCAGACCAGCCGCGACTACAACTACGAGGCCAAGGATCGCTCCGGCAGCCTCGACATGTTCGAGTCCCCCAACCTTGCGGCGATCGCTGCGAAGGTTACCTCCACCACCGCCAATTCCTGAAAGGACACCCATCATGGCGCAGTTTCAATTCAACGCAGACGCAGTCGAAAAGCGCGAGAGCAACTACGAGCTCTTGCCCGCCGGCTGGTACACGGCGCAGGCCGTCGAGTCCGAGATCGTGCCGCTCAAGAGCGGCAACGGCCAAGCCATCAAGCTCACCTTCGAGGTGCTCACGCAGGGCTACCGCGGCCGCAAGCTGTGGGTGCGCCTGAACGTGCGACACACGAACCCGGAGGCCGAGCGCATCGCTCAGCAGCAGCTTCGCGAGCTGTGCGACTCCATCGGCCTGGTCCGGTTCAACGACACCGTTGAGCTGCACAACAAGCCCGTGCAGGTGAAGGTGAAGATCCGCAAGGACGACACCGGCCAGTACGAAGACCAGAACGAGATCAGCGGGTTCAAGCCCGCCACTGGCGCGGCACAGCCCGGGCCTGGCGCAGCGCCTGCTGCCCGGCCGGCTGCCACTTCCCCCGCCGCGAGCTCCGCCCCGGTTCCGCCGTGGCAGAAGCGCGCCGCCTGATTCCCCAGCCCGGGGGCCTGGCCCCCATTCACCAAAGGAGACTCCGAGTGAGCTTCACCATTGACAAGAACGTGCCGATCCCTGCATCCACCGCAGGGCGCGGGGCCATCTACCCGTTTGCAGCCATGGAGCCCGGCGACAGCTTCTTTGTCCCGGCGACCGGAGAAGCGCTCAAGAAGCGCGCGGCCAGCCTGAGCCGAGCCGCTTCGATGCACGCCAAGAAGCACGAGGGCCGCAAGTACACGACGCGAAAGGTGCCAGACGAAGGCGGCGTGCGCGTGTGGAGGACCGCATGAGCCAGCCGGTCTACAACATCCAGATGGTCGAAGGCGGCGTGCAGCTCGTGCTGGCGGCGCTCAACGAGCTACCGCACAAGCAGGTTCGCCCGCTGTACGACGAGATCGCTGGCCAGTTCCTGGCGCAGAAGGCCGCGGCTGAGAGCCCCGAGCCTGCCGGTGAGCCGGTTCCGCCGGAGGTGGCCGAATGAGCACGCGCATCTACGCGGTCGAGGGGAAGGACAGCTTCCACCTCGTCGAGGCCGGCACCAAGGTTGGTGCCCTGCGATACGTCGCCGAGAAGCACTTCCGCGTCGAGGTGGCCAACCAGCGCACGCTGGTGGCTGCCATGAAGGACGGCGTGCAGATCGAGACGGCAGGCGCCGAAGAGGGCCAGGACAAGTCCTGATCCGTGTAGGCCCGCAAGGGCCTGCAGCGGTGAGAGGCCGGCCAACGGGTAAGGCACCACCCGGGGCGACATGTGACAGGCCTCTCACCTCTGCAACAACACGAGGAGCACCCTCCATGGCCGCCGTGCCCGAACCCATCCACACCGTCGCCGCGCTGATCTACCAGGCCTACGAGTCGGACGCCGAAGACGGCCGCCGCCCGCACCTGGGGGCCAGCCTCATCGGCCACGCCTGCGAGCGCCACCTGTGGCTGACGTTCCGCTGGGCCCTGCGCTCGCAGCACCCCGGCCGGCTGCTGCGTCTGTTCGAGACCGGCAAGATGGAGGAGCCGCGCATGGTGGCCAACCTGCGCCGCATTGGCGTGCAGGTGCACGACACCGACCCGGCCGGCAAGCAGTGGACCGTGTCCGCTGTCGGCGGCCACTTCGGCGGCAGCATGGACGGCGTCCTGCTGGGCCTGCCCGAGGCGCCGAAGACCTGGCACGTCCTTGAGGGTAAGACCCACAGCGACAAGAGCTTCAAGGACCTGCTGGCCAAGGGCGTGCGCGCCAGCAAGCCGCAGCACTGGGCCCAGATGCAGACCTACATGGGCCTGTCCGGGATGGAGCGCGCGCTGTACTTCGCCGTCTGCAAGAACACCGACGAGATCTACACCGAGCGGGTCGAGTTCGACCCCGTCGAGTTCGCCAAGCTGAAGGCCCGGGCCGAGCGCGTGATCGGCGCGGCAGAGCCGCCGCTGCGCTGCTCGAACGACCCGAGCTGGTACGTCTGCAAGATGTGTGACTTCCACCCACTGTGCCACGGCGACGAGGCCCCCGACGTGAGCTGCCGCACCTGCGCGCACAGCACGCCGGAGACCGCCGGCGAGGGAGGCAAGTGGACCTGCCGCGAGTTCGGTGAGGTCGGCTACCTGGCGCAGCTCGAATCGCACCAGTGCGGCGCGCATCGGTACATCCCGATCCTGCTGGAGCGCATGGGCACGCAGCACGACGTCGTCGATGGCGACGTGGTCTACAAGACCGAGGCCGGCACTTTCCGCAACGGCAGCGGCCCGGGCGGGCTGAGCTCGCTGGAGATCAAGGCCTGCCAGCAGAAGGTCATGCTGGCCGACGCATCGCGCACCAAGGGCGAGCTGCAGGCGCAGGGATTCACGACTGCAAAGGTGGTGGCATGACGCGCGAGGAGCTGGCCGCGCGGCACGGCGAAGAGCTGCTGTTCCTGGACCCACCCGAATACTTCGACCGCTGCATCGTCGGCGTGGCGCACCGCTGCGGCATGGAGCCGGTGGTGGTGTACGACGAGGAGGAGGTTATCAACAGCCTGATGCTCGGCGGCATGGACCGCGAAGAGGCGGAGGAGTGGTTCAGCTTCAACACCGCCGGCGCCTACGTCGGGCCGCGCACGCCGATGTTCCTGATCAAGACGGGGGCCGCATGAAGCTGCGCGACTATCAGGCCCGCGCGCTCGACGAGCTGTGGGGGTGGTTCGGCAAGCACGAGGGCGGCAACCCCATCGTCGAGGCGTGCGTCGGTGCGGGCAAGAGCCTGATGATCGCGGCCCTGGCGCAGCGCGCTGACGCCCAGTTCCCCGGCACCCGGGTGCTGGTGCTCGTGCACCAGAAGGAGCTGCTGGAGCAGAACGTCGACAAGCTGGTGAAGATCTGGCCGACCGCCAACGTGGGCCTGTACTCGGCCGCGGCCGGCAAGAAGCAGCTCGGCTATCAGCTCACCTACGCCACGATCGGCAGCATCTACCGGCGCGCACACGAGCTCGGCCGCATCGACATTGTGCTGGCCGACGAGTGCCACCTGATCAACCCGAAGGAGACGGGCATGTGGCGCACGTTCCTGGCCGAGCTGGCCCGGTACAACCCGCACACTCGGGTGATCGGCTGGACCGGCACGCCCTTCCGCGGCAACGGCGTGTGGCTGACGGCCGGCGACGGGGCGCTGTTCACCAACATCGCCACCCGGGTAACGATGAAGGAGCTGCTTGGCCTGGAGTTCCTGTCGCCCCTCGTGCCGGCGCCGACCGTGGCCAGGGTCGATGCGCGCGACGTGCGCACCTCGGGCGACGATTACGTTGTCAGCGAGCTGGCCAAGGTCACCGACCGGGAAGACCTGGTCGAGGCCACCTGCCAGGAGATCGTCGAGCTCGCCCGCGCCCGCCGCCGGTGGTTGGTGTTTGCCGTGACGATCGAGCACGCCGAGCACGTCAGGGACGCTCTGAGGCGCCGCGGAGTGGCGGCTGAGGTGGTGAGTGCGGAGACCCCGAAACAAGAGCGCGCAGGCCTGATTGCGGCCTTCCGCGGGGGCAGGATTCGATGCCTGGTGAACGTGGCCGTGCTGACCACAGGATTCGACGTGCCAGAGGTGGACTTCATCGCGCTGCTGCGCGCGACGAAGAGCCCAGTGCTGTACGTCCAGATCGCCGGCCGCGGGATGCGCATCGCCGCCGGGAAGACCGACTGCCTGTGGGCGGACTTCACCGACACAACCGTCGAGATGGGCCCGGTCGACGAGGTCCGGGGCCGCATGCCCAGCGCCAAGGGCAAGGGCCAGGCGCCGCACAAGCTGTGCCCGGAATGCGGCAGCCAGAACCACGCCGCCGCGCCGGAGTGCATCGACTGCGGCTACCTGTTCCCCGAGCCCGAGCGCATCAAGCACACGGCCGAGGCGTCCAACGCGGCGATCCTCAGCCAGCAGCGCAGCTCGTTCGAGGTGGTGCCGGTGACTCAGGTGCGCTACCGCATGCACCACAAGCCAGGCAGCACCGAGAGCCTTCGCGTGGAGTACTACGACGGCCTGATGTGCGCGGCCAGGGAGTGGGTCTGCCTGAGCCACGAAGGCTACGCCCGGCGCAAGGCTGAGGCCTGGTGGAAGCAGCGCTCGAAGATCGACCAGATCCCGGTCAGCGTCGGCCAGGCCCTGGAGTGGCTGGAGTTCGACGACAAGATTCTGCGCGCGCCGGCCGCCATCATCGTCAATCGCAGCGGTCAGTACCCGACCGTTGTCTCGCACCAGTGGGAGAAGGTAGCAGCATGACCAACTACAAAGTGCGGGAGCTGCTCTCCCGCGTGAAGACCGTGAGGTGCGATCACACCCTTACATACAGCGCAATCCTGCAGCTCCGAGAGCCCGATCCCGAGCGCCAGGTCAGGATGATCATGGCCGACAAGGTAGCCCGCGCGATTGCGGGCGATATCCTGCACGGCGGCCTCTGGTTGCAGCGGGCCGAGCCGGAGGGCGAGGTCTTCAGCGTGCGCGGCCACTGGCTGACCTACGAGCAGCTCTATCTCCTCGCCGAAGAGGCGTACTGCATGGGCCGCACCGAGCCCGTTGCATTGACCTTGCCGAACGCGCCATGAACAAGGCCGAGCTCAAGATCCGCGTCGAGCTGCACGAGCGCGAGCTCAATAGGCTGCGCTCGATCAAGGTCCAGTGTCAGAGCTGCGAGCACTACGTCTACTACAGCCGCCCCCACTGCAAGAAGTTCGAGGTCGATCCGCCGCCCGAGGTGGTGGCGGCCGGCTGCGACGAGTGGACCTACGACTTCATCCCCTTTTGACCATGAGCGCAAACGACATTGAAATCGATGAGCCGGAGTGGCGGCCTATCCCTGGTTGGGAGGGGCACTACGAGGCAAGCAATGCGGGAAACATTCGCAGCGTGCGCCGAGTGCTTTCCCGCGCGCATCCCAAGAGCCCAGCTCGTGTGCAAGTACGCTCTTATGGCGGAAAAGTCTTGTCGCCAAAAACGAGCGCGAACGGCTACGCGGCGGTCAACCTGTGGCGCGACAACAAGGGCACTACCGTTGACGTACACCGGCTGGTATGCGCGGCCTTCAACGGAGCCGCTCCGCGCGGCATGGACGTCAACCACATCAATGGCTGTCGAACGGACAACCGGCCGAACAATCTTGAGTGGGTCACGCGGCGCGAAAACTTGCTGCATGCCGAGCGGGTACTTGGAAGCAAAATGGTCTGGACTCACCAAAAAGAGCGTGCGGCTCAAAGAAGGAAAATTGCATGATCGCTGACAGCACACAGGTTGGCGGGTCCCACTACGCCTCCAAGTCTATTCAGCCTTGGGACGCAATGCGAGCCTGGATGAGCAAGGAAGAGTTTGCCGGCTTCTTGCGAGGAAACGCAATCAAGTATTTGGCCAGATGCAATGACAAAGGCGGGGTCGAGGACCTGCGCAAGGCAAGGCACTACATCGACAAGCTCATTGAGCTGGAAACCAAAGACGCCCATTACCCAGCGGGCCGCATCAATGCTGGGAACAACCCCTGAGGCAGAGGAAGCACCAATGTTCAACGTCCAATCCCCCCGCGGCGACGACGCCGGTATCGAGCAGGAGATCAAGGCCAAGGGGCTGACTGCCCCGCGCGTGACGCCGGCCGACATCGAGGCAAGCATTTTCAGCGAGTGGTACTTCACCGCCGCACAGGGCGTGGCGGGCTCATCGCTTTGCGCCGAGGATGCGGACAGCGCACCTCCCATGTTGACCACCAACAGCCCGCTGCACCTCCTGACCTTCTGCGTCCTCGTGCTGCGCAACGGCTTCACCGTCACGGGTGAGTCGGCCTGCGCCAGCCCGGAGAACTTCGACGCCTCCATCGGCCGCAAGATCGCCCGCGCCAACGCGGTCAACAAGATCTGGCCGCTGATGGGCTACGAGCTGCGCAGCAAGCTGGCGGGGCAAGCATGAGCGCCACCTACGCCATCGCCAACGTGCAGCACGCGCTGCAGGCGCTGAAAGAGAAGATCCCCCCGGAGAAGTGGAGCGAGACCCCGCTGCCGGTCATCGCCGCGCCGGGCTGGTGGATGGAAGAGGTCAGGAAGGAGCTGGGCGTCGAGCCCGGCTTCGAGCCCGGCGAGATCCACGGCTGCCACGTCACTCGCCAGGACAACGTCGCCGAGCCAATGCTGATCGACCACGACGGCAAGATGTACCCGGTGCTGCCGCAGTGGCTGCGGGCCAAGCGCGCTGCCGATGGGGAGGCCGGGGCATGAACCGCAACAGCTACCGCGAGATCGAGCTGGAGGTGGTTCGCTGGGCAGAGGCTCGGCGCATCATCCCCAACGCCAGGCCGCAGGCACAGCTCAACAAAGCGTTGGAGGAGTTGGCCGAGCTGTTCAAGGCCGAGAGCCAGGGCAACATGCCTGGCATCAAGGACGGCGTCGGCGACGTCGTCGTGTGCCTGATCAACTACTGCGCCCTGAAGGACATCGACCTGGTGCAGTGCCTGGCCATGGCCTACGACGAGATCAAGGATCGCCGCGGCACGCTGATGCCCGACGGCACGTTCGTCAAGGAGGCAGCATGAGCTTCGTCTGCCCGCTGCCGCCGCTGAAGGTGATGGTGCGCCCGGAGTACCTGTACGACTTCCAGTGCGACAACAACGCGCCGCTGGTCGAGGGGATCTGGGTCAGCGTGAAGGCTATCCGCGGGGAGGCCTTCCGCTTTGAGACCTACCTGCCCGAGTACGGCGCGCTGTACGACAAGCTGCCGATCAGCGCGTTCCGGCACTCCGTGCAGCGGGGCTGGCTGGGTGGGGTCCTGGCACTGAACGAAGACCTGCCGCTCGACGTGCTGCAGATCTGGGACGCGCTGAGCTACCACGTCACCGTGGTCGACAAGCCGCTGCTCAAGGGTCTGCGCGCCGAGTTCTTCGCAAAGGACAAGCAGGTCTACGGCGGCGAGTACCTGTTCACGTTGGACACATGCAACCCGGACCCGCGCATCCCGGACTTCACCTTCAGCGAGACCGTCGACGAGCACAAGTCCTACAACGTGCTGAAGCTGGACAACGGTCAGTTCGCGCTGCAGCCGAACAACCGTTGCCGCTTCTACGACCCGGCCTTCAACCCGCAGGACATGAAGTTCCCAGACTTCAAGGTGGCCACGCGCAAGTACCGCGTCGAACAGCACGCGAAGTGGCGGCTGGGTGATACGTCGACCGTGACCTACGACGATCGCGCGGAGGAAGCCTGATGCCGCCCAGCAACAAGGGCCGGCGCATCTTCAAGGTCAACGCCTTCACGCAGGCCAAGCTGATCAAGCTCCTGCTCGACGGCGCGTACACGTGCGAGGAGCTGGCGCAGGAGAGCGGCCTGCATTACGTCACGGTCCTGGAGTACGCCCGCGAGCTGCACCGCGCCGGCGCCGCGCACATCTGCATGTACGAGAAGGACTCGCGGGGCCGCGACGCCCTGAAGGTCTACAAGCTGGGGCCCGGCCGGGACGCCAAGCGCACGAAGCTCACGCCGGCCGAGCGGCAGGCCAGGCGCAGGTCAAAGGAGACCATGCGCAGAGCCATCCACGCTACGGCCGCTCCTTCCCCTCAACCGTAAGGCCTTCGCGCAGGCGCTCGATCTTCAGGCGCTGTAGCTCGGTCTGCTGGTCGGCGGCCTCCTGCGAGATCGAGCCCTTCGCAGCCTGTCGGCGCAGGCTGCTCATCTGCGCCTGCAGCTCTCTGATCAGGGCCTCCTTCTGCGAGCGCTGAATCTGCTCGGACAGCTCCAGGTCGATGGGCCTGGCCTTGATGCCGACCGTGTTCAGGGCAGCATAGAAGGCCGACACCGGCTGCCCCTGCTTGTCCACGCCCGTGTACTCGGCAAGTCCCAGGTTGACCGGCTCGCCGACCTGGTTGGCGATCACGTTCATCGCCCGCTCGAAGTGCGTGTTGCCCACGGCAATCGCCGGGGTGAACTGCCTCCACGCCCACTCGGCTCGCTTCTTCGCGGCCTCCGCATCGGTGTCCGCCTTCGTCACGATGTCCTTGCCGCGGAACGTGTCCTTGTTGGCCAGCATCGCGTAGGCCGTCGTGAGGATCGGGTTGTTCGGCGTGATGGGTGCAAGCAGCGGCACGCCGCCCGCGTTGTTGACCGAGTCGAACATGTCGCCGCCCGGGAAGATCCGGCTGACGTCCAGGAACACCGGCAGGCCGGTGGCTTCGTCCATGCCGAGGCGGATGGCCTTCTGCGTGCCAAGCGTCAGGCTCGCGCCCTTCATCCACTCGGGCAGGTTCTTGCGCTCGGACGCCTCCATGGCCTTGGCCTTCTCGGCAAAGTCCTTGTCGGTGAAGCGCCGCTTGATCAGTTCCCACCAGTCGTCATCCTCGCCGGCACCGGCCGCGATGGAGTACATCGCCGCATTGACCAGGTACAGAGCCATGGCCGGCGCGGCATAGCGCCACGGGTAGGTCAGCGCCGTCTCGGCCATGGCCGGGACCGCCTTGTAGGTGTAGGCGAAGAACGGCAGGGCAAAGTCGCGGATGCGCCGCGCGTTCTTCGGCAGGTCGTCGTAGGTGAAGATGAACTTCTGCGCGTAGTCGACGGACTCCGCGGGCGACAGGCCCTTCGTGCGCGCCTCGCGGTAGATGAGGTAGCGGAAGAACAGATCCTCCGCCTCGTAGGCCTTGCCCATGGGCTTGCGCAGCCAGAACGACAGCGCATTCCACACGCCCTCTGCAGCCTGGCCGGTCTTGCTCTCAGCCTTCGCGGCCAGCACCTTGAGCTGGTCGGGCAGCAGGGACACGAGCTCGGTCTGCGTCATGGTGCCCAGCCACAGCCCGGCGTCTTTCGCCTCCTTGAGCATGTCGTCGTTCTTCACGATGTCGCGCGCGGCGCCGACGTACTTGTGCGCGTCCCAGTACGAGACGCCAGCGAAGTGCGCCATGGTCAAGTTGGACAGGATGTTGTTGGCGTGGCTCACCGGGTTAAGGACGGTCTTGCCCTCCTTCCACAGACTCATGCCCTTGAGGTACATCTTCAAGAGCTCGTTCTGCATTGAGTCGTCGAAGGCGCTCAGGTGGTCGAGCACCTCCTTCGGCACCCACATGCCGGCCAGCTTGCCGTAGCGCTTGGCGTAGGTGTCCTCGACGTTGGTGCGCGGCACCTGGACGTAACCCTCCTTCTCCTTCTTGCTGGCCACCGTGTCGGCCAGGCTCTCGTACAGCCGGCCCAGCGAGATGTCGCGCTGGCTCTTGTTGTAGCCCATGACGAACCGAAACATGGAGTCCCGGATCTCGCCCATATCGTCGCGCTCCTGG